AATGTTGATGGTTCAAGTGCATATGATTTAAATTTATTGGTTTCTGGTATGGGATCAGGAACAACAGGAGTTACAACAACAGGGGCTGATTCCGATGTTTATTTAGCAAAAACAATTTCTGTCCCGGCGGACTCTTCATTAGTTGTATCAGACACTCCCATTTATTTAATGGAAGGCGATATTTTAAAAGGTGGCGGATCAACTGTTAATAAACTAGACTTATTCATATCATACGAAACGTTAATCGATTAGGAGGTTTAAATTATGGCTGGCAATGGCGGAATAATTGGACCTGTTAATACTGTTACTAACGGATGCGCAGCATGCGGATCTGCATCCGGTGTTTGGCAAATGAACACCGTATACAATTTCGTAAAAAATTCTAACTGGGTTTATAATTTCGCAACGACAGATTACATGGTAGTCGCTGGTGGTGGAGGTGGCGCTGGTAGATATATAAGTGGTGGAGGTGGTGCTGGAGGCTATAGAGCTTCTGGTTATGGACCTGCTCCTCTTCGAGGTACTGCAATAACTGGAAAATACGGAACTTATGCAGTCGCAGTTGGCGGTGGTGGAGCAGGTGGTCCTGGTCCTACTGGAATAGCTGTATCAGGAACTAATTCAAGTTTTAATGCACCTGGAACAGATGGAACAGATGCTATAACATCTTCAGGTGGTGGTGCTGGAGCCTTCGGGCCCCCTGGTGGTATAGGAAGCCCGGGAGGTTCAGGTGGTGGAGGAATGTATGATGGGAGCCAGGCCGGTGGCGCTGGAAATGCCGGCGGATATACTCCAGTAGAAGGTTTTGCTGGTGGAGCTGGTGGTTCTTCTCCAACAACTCACAGTGGAGGTGGAGGTGGCGCCTCAGAAGTAGGTAATACCAATGCTAATGGAGATGGTGGAGATGGAGTACCAAATGCAATCACAGGATCAGCAGTGTTTTATGCTGGTGGAGGAGGTGGTGGAAAAAATCCATCACCAGGTGGATGTGGTGGAGCTGGAGGTGGTGGAGATGCAGCAGGCCTTGCTCCGGCCACTGGAGGAGCTGGAACAGTTAATACAGGTGGTGGAGGTGGTAGTGGAGGGAACAACCCTGGAGGCAATGAAATTATAGGTGGAGCAGGTGGTAAAGGAGTCGTAATTTTAAGATCACCAGCCCCTTTTACAACAGACAGTGCATGTGCACCTGTCACTCATGATGGAACAGATTATATAGGAACATTTAAAGCTGGAACTAATTTCAATTTAGGTACAGCAAATCCCCTTTCAGCTTTTGATTATTTAGTAGTATCTGGAGGTGGTGGAGGTGGTTCATCTGTAAGTGGAAATTCTGCAGGTGGTGGTGGAGCAGGTGGTTTATTAACTTCATTTCCAGGTGGAACAAAAATAAATTTAGTTACAGGAGCAAACACAATTACAGTTGGAGGCGGTGGAGCAGGATATGTTAATACAGTTCCTTCACCTTCATATGGAAAAGGAACACAAGGATCTACTTCAAGTGTTAGTACAGTTTGTACAGTAGGTGGTGGATTTGGTGGAGCTGGGGGACCAGGCTCTGTACCAGCTGCATGTGCTAGTGGTGGTGATGGAGGATCTGGTGGTGGTTCAGGAGGTGGAACTTTTGGTAGACCAGGTGGTTGTGGTACTGCTTGTCAAGGTAATGATGGTGGTGATGTAGAAAATCCTCACTCTCCAGATGGACCGGGTTCAGGTGGTGGTGGAGCTGGTGCGGTTGGAACACCTGTAGGTAATCCTGCATCTGGTGGTGGTGGTGCTGGTGGAGCAGGTTTAGCAAATTGTATTACAGGCTCTCCAGTATTTTATGCTGGTGGCGGTGGTGGTGGAGCAGCTCCAGATACAACTGCTGGAGGTGCTGGTGGTAGCGGTGGTGGAGGAGTTGGTGCCAGAGGTGCTGGTGCAGGAGCTGGTACACCTGGTCTTGGTGGTGGAGGAGGTGGTAGTAATATAGGCCCTGATACAGCTACATCAAGTGGTGGTGATGGTGGTGATGGTGTAGTTATTTTAAGAATTGCAACAGCTTGTAAACCAGGCTCTTTTGCAGTAGCACCAGGGTGCAATACAACAGCAGTAGTAGGATCTTGTACAGTAGCTACTTTTACTGTAACAGGGACATTGACACTATAAACAAATTATAATATACATAAATTTTAAGGAGTATAAGTATGGCACATTTCGCAGAACTAGATAGTAATAATATAGTAACAAGAGTAGTAGTTGTTGGCAACGATGTTACAACAGCAGCGGGACCTTTAGGAACAAATGACATGCATGTTGATGGAGAAACATGGTGTGTTAATTTTTTCAAAGGTGGAAACTGGAAACAAACTTCTTATAATAATAATTTTAGAAAACAATATTGCGGCAAAGGTTATACTTATGATTCCGCAAAAGACAAATTTATTTCACCTCAACCTTTTACATCTTGGGCGTTAGATGGAAATGATGACTGGCAAGCACCAGTTACATATCCAACTGATACTACAGATAAATTTATTGATTGGGATGAAGCAGGTCAAAAATGGACTGCGACTGATGATTCAGATCCAGTCAATAATTTCAATTGGGATGCATCAGCTTTAGCTTGGGTATCCGCATAAGGAGACTCATATGGCTAGCCCTTCAGCCTCAACAAATGGCGGTATAATCGGAGTAACGAACGTACTTTCATTCGGTAAAAATAAAGTTACATCTAAAACATCTACAGGAGATATTACCACACAAGGTGGAACAAGAATAATAGATTATGTACTAATCGCTGGTGGTGGAGGCGGAGGCGGAAATTATGGAGCTGGTGCAGGTGGTGGTGGAGTAAGAGAATTTTCAGCTATAAGTGTATGTGGATCTACAGCTTATCCTGCTGTTGTAGGAGGTGGTGGAACAAAAGCAGGTGATGGTACGCCTACTGCAGCAACCGATGGAAATAATTCAAGTTTTAAATGCCAAACAGCAAGCGGTGGAGGTCGAGCCGGAGGTAATACTAATCCAGGCTGTGTTTATTTTGCAGGTGGACCTGGAGGTTCTGGGGGTGGTTCAAGAGATTGTGCTGCCATAGGAACAGGTAATAAAGGATGTTATAGTCCCGTAGAAGGATATGCTGGTGGTCTCGGAGGAACTCAACTAGGTGGTGGTGGCGGTGGAGCTGGCGCTGTTGGTGGTGCTTCTCCTCCAAGTCAAGGGGGAAATGGTGGTGCAGGATTAGCAATTTGTATATCAGGAAGCCCAGTACTTTATGGGGGTGGTGGAGCTGGTAAAGGTAATGCACCTGCAGGAACTGCAGGTCCAGGAGGCGGTGGAGCTGCTGGCTCAGCTGGCTGTACTAATACTGGAGGTGGTGGTGGAGCTTCAAACGGAAGCTGTGATGCCGGTATTGGTGGTCCAGGGCTCGTAATTACAAAAGAATTAAACAAAGCAGGTGGTGTATGGTCAATGCAATCACAATTTCAAGCTCAGGGAGCCGGAACATGGACTCTTGCTGCACATAACGTAGATTATATGGTAGTCGCTGGTGGGGGTGGTGGCGGTGGAGGTGCTGGTTGTGGTTATTGTGCAGGAGGAGCAGGAGCCGGAGGTTTTAGAGAATCAAGTGGAGCTAATACAGGTTGTTATACAGCGTCTCCTTTAGGGGCATGTGTAGCAGGACTCTCACTATACCCTGGAGCATATACAGTTACAGTTGGCGGAGGTGGAGCAGGCGCGCCAGGAACATGCAATGCTACACCAGCAGGTACTGTTGGTACTGATTCAACATTTGAAACAATTACATCAGCAGGCGGTGGAGGTGGAGGTTCAAGAAATACTCCTTCACTACCAGCCTCTCGGGGTCAACCCGGTGGATCTGGAGGTGGAGCAGGTCAAGCAGATAGTGTACCAATTTCTAGTTATTTTGGAACAGGAAACACTCCCCCAACAAGTCCATCTCAAGGTAATCCAGGTGGTCGTTCTGCATATCCACAAGGTTCACCAAGTGATTCTGGTGGTGGTGCAGGAGGTGGAGCTGGTGCTGTAGGTGGAGACGCAACTCCAGGAGCAACAAATTATGGTGGTATAGGAGGAGCAGGAGCTACTACTTCAATTAGCGCAACTCCAACAGTTTATGCTGGTGGTGGAGGTGGATCAGGATATGGTACACCAGGTGCAACAGGAGGCCCAGGTGGTGGTGGAGCTGGATCTAACCAAGGTCATGCAACAACAGCAGGAGGAACTAATACTGGTGGTGGCGGTGGTGGAGGCAGTGGAGCTAGTTGTAGAACTGGTGGAACTGGTGGTCCAGGAATAGTAATTATAAGAACACCTGCTGCAGCTGGTGTAGCCGTTTCTCCAGGATGTAATTCAGTAGCAACTTTACCTGCCCCTGCAGGAAGTTATAAAGTGGCAACGTTTAACGCTAATGGTACATTAACTCTTTCATAATTGATCTAGATCAATTCTTTTTATTCTTCTTTACTCTAATATGTCTTTAATATATAAACATAGTATAAAGGCATATGAACCTAACAAACTATTATTGGTACTTTCAATCTGCTGTCCCTAGTAGAATCTGTGATGAAATTGTTAAATATTCAAAATCTATTCAAGATCAATTAGCCACTACAGGTGGCTATGGAGATCCTAAAAAATTAAATCAAAAACAAATTAAAGATTTAAAAAAGAAAAGAGATTCAGATATTGTTTGGTTAAATGAGCGTTGGATTTATAGAGAAGTTCAGCCTTATGTTCACCAAGCTAATGCTAATGCCGGTTGGAATTTCCAGTGGGATCATAGTGAATCTATGCAATTTACACAATATAAAAAAGGACAGTATTATGACTGGCATTGTGATGGCTGGGATAAACCTTATCAAAGACAACAAGGGGACCCTTCAAATGGAAAAATTAGAAAACTATCTGTGACACTGACTCTATCGGACGAAAAAGATTATAAAGGTGGGGAACTAGAATTTGATTTTAGAAATTTAGATCCCGATAAAAAACCACAGATTAGAAAGTGTAAAGAAATATTGCCTAAAGGATCCTTGGTGGTATTCCCTGGATTCGTGTGGCATAGAGTATGTCCAGTTAAAAAAGGAACCAGACATAGTTTAGTCATGTGGAATTTAGGATGGCCATTTAAATGAAAAAGAAAAAAAGTAAAAAAGAATTAGATAAGATATCCTGCGGAAGCGCGGAAACATTTCCCACACAATTAAATAGAGAAAATTATTTTCAATGTCCTGTATGGTTTGCAGACGTCCCTCAATTTGTTGAGGGTTTAAATAAAGCTTCTGATAAATATATTGAAGCAGCAAAGAAAAATTTAAAAAAAGATATAGCCAAAAGAAATAAAAAATTTGGGGACAGAGGAGATATGGGTCATGTATTTCATTCAACTGCTTTAATAGGGGACCCTAATTTTTTAGAACTACAAAATTATATAGGTGCCACAGCCCATAATCTTTTAGTAGAAATGGGTTTTAGTATGGAAGGCCATCAATTGTTTACTACAGAAATGTGGGTACAAGAATTTGCTAAAAGAGGTGCAGGTCAACATACACTACACACCCATTGGAATGGTCATATATCTGGTTTTTATTTTTTAAAAGCTAGTGAAAGAACATCAAGACCTATATTTGAAGACCCCAGATCAGGGAACATGATGAATCTTCTACCTCAAAAAGATACGACTAAAATAACTTACGCTAGTCATCAGATTAATTATGAAGTAAAACCTGGAAGACTAATATTCTTTCCATCGTATATGCCTCATATGTACACAGTTGATATGGGTTATGAACCGTTTAGGTTTATACATTGGAACTGTCAAGCAATACCAAAAGGAGTATTAAATGTTCCAAGAATATAAATTACCCAAAGAAAGTTTTATAGGAGGTTGGTTTATACCAAATAATATTTGTGATAATTTAATTTCTTATTTTAAAAAAAATAAAAACAAAACTGTTAAAGGAAGTTTTTTTGAGAATAGTAAAAGATTTCATGATAAAAAAATTAAAGATTCAATAGATTTAGTTTTAAGTAATAATGTAGATAAAGAAGTTTTGGATTATAGAACAGCTTTACAAACAGTTTTGGATTTGTATATAAAAAAATATCCTAAAGTAAATGCCTATGACAAATTTAATGTACAAAACATAGGTATTCAACACTACCCTAAAAAAGGTGGTTATAAGGTATGGCATTTTGAAAGAGCTAGTAAATTAAATGCACATAGAGTTTTAGTTTTTATGACGTATTTAAATAATGTTAAAAAAGGTGGCACTTGTTTTAAATATCAAAAAACAATAACTCCATCTAAAAAAGGTTTGACTTTAATTTGGCCATCTGACTTTACTCACACACATAAAGGTCAAATTACAAATCAAGAAAAAACTATAGTTACAGGATGGTATGCATTTATATGAGTTTTAAAAAGGATAAATATAAAATATTAAGAGGAGCCATTTCAAAAGAACTAGCTTCGTTTGTCTATTCTTATTTTTTAAAGAAAAGACAGGTAGCTCGCTTTTTATTTGATCAAAAATATATTTCTCCCTTCACAGAATATTGGGGAGTATGGAATGACCAACAAGTTCCCAATACTTATTCTCATTATTCAGATACAGCAATGGAAACATTGTTAGAAGCTTTAAGAGCAAAGATGGAAAAAGAAACAGGTTATAAGTTAAATGAAACTTATTCATATGCTAGAATTTATAAGACAGGAGATGTTCTTCACCGACATAAAGATAGATACTCCTGTGAGGTTTCTACTACCTTAAATTTAGGAGGAGATCCATGGCCCCTTTACTTAGATCC